AGTTGCGGATTGACGCGGTGGAAGACCCTGCGATGGTGTTCTTCGATCCTGCGTCCCGAAGGCTGGATCGGCGGGATGCAACGTGGGCTGGCAAGATTCGGATGCTCTCCAAGGAGCAGTATGAGGCTACATTTGGCAAGCGCCGGGTGCTGGAACCTGCGGGGGTGCAGATTGCGGCGGGCTGGATTCAGGACGCTCTTGGAATCGGCGGCAACATGGCCGAAATCAACGAATGGACCGGCATGGGGAAGGGTCCGTTCTACGTTGTTGAGTTCTACTTGGTGGAGACCAATCCGACGAAATTGCGGCTGTACTCCAACGGGATCAGTTACTTCGATGACGAGACAAGGCCAGATGGAATTGTGCCGAAGGGTGGAGAAGAAAACACCCGCATCGTGCCGCGCCGCGTGGTCACCAAGTTCGTAGTGGATGCGTTGGAGATTTTGGACGAGACGGAATGGTTGGGGGATATGATCCCGATATTCCCGGTACTCGGCCCAGAGGTCTACATCGATGGACGGCTTCACCGGCTGAGCCTGATTGCGGGCGCGATGGATTCTCAGCGGGCGCTGAACTATGTTGCGACCACGGCGGCGGAACTGACCGGGGCGCTACCCAAGGCGCCGTGGATTGGGCCGAAGGGATCGTTTGAAGATCAGCGCTGGGAATCGGCCAATTCGGAGATGTGGGCTTATTTGGAATACACTCCGGTTTTCGTCACCGACGAAACGACGGGCGGCCAGACGCTTGCGCCAGCCCCGCAGCGCAACATGTGGGAAGCGCCGATTCAATGGCTGATGATGTTGGGGCAGTGGTACAGCGACAACATCAAGGCGACGACATCAATCTACGATGCTTCGCTTGGGCGTGAAAAGGGCGATCAGTCAGGCAAGGCGATTGAGCAACTGCGGAGTGAGTCGAATGTTGCCAACTTCAGTTACGCCGACAATCTGCACCGGGCGATTGAGGTGATGTACCAGCAGATGTGCATTATCTTCCCGAAAATTTTGGACGGCCCGCGCGTCGTGCAGATTGTGCGGCCCGATTCGCAGCATGAGACAGTGCGAATCAATCAGATTTTTGGGGAAGATGGAATCGACCCGCAGACGGGGAAGAAGGGGAAGGCGAACAATATTGCGCTTGGCCAGTACTCTTGTCGCGTTGTGGCTGGCCCGAACTTCCAGACCCGTCAGGACCAGGCACTCCAGATGTTGCTGGATGCGGTCAAGATCAACCCGAACATCCTTGCGAATCCGGCAGTTACGGCAAAGTTGGTGCGGATGATTGGGCAGGGTAACCCGGAAATGGAAGGCATCGCGGATATCATTGCGCCGAACGATTCCGACTCCAACCCGCAGCAAATGGCACAGCAGATGCAACAGATGGCGGCGCAGAATCAGCAACTTATCCAGGCCGTGCAGGCGCTGCAAATGGAAATCAAGACGCAGGCTCCGAAACTGGCTCTGGAGAAGTACAAAGCAGATCAGGACGCGGCGGTGAAGTTGGCGGTGGCCGAAATCGGTGCCAAGAATCAGGCGGCGGCGCGGGCGTCAGCGGATGAACTGGCGACACGGCAAATGCATGAAGAGATGGCGCACGATGTGGCTATGGCAGCGCAGAATCAGGAACATGCGCAGGAGAACATGGCAGTAGAACAGCAGCGGGAATCAGTGCAAGCGAATCAGGAGACAACTGAATGAGCACGGCAACGTTAGAACATCCAACAGAACAGCAGGTATTCGACGCCAAGGCATACATGGATGCGGCCAACAAGGGAGAGCGGCCCGCGCCGGGAAAGCCCGAAGAAAAACCAGCAGAGGAAGCGAAGGAACCGGAGAAAGCAGCGGAATCACCGAAACCGGCAGATCATGAACAGCCGCGACTGCCGCGATCTGTTCGTCGCGAGCTGAACCGCCTTCGCGAGGAGTTGGGGGCGGCAAAGGCAAAAGCTGAACTGCTGGAAAAATTCGGGGCGAAGGCGCAGCACGTTGATGCCGACGAAGATACCGAGCCTCAACGGGATGACTTTGGCAGCGATGCGGAATACCTCCGCGCTGTTAGTAAATGGGATCGCGCGCAGGAAGCCAAACAGCAGCAGCAGCAGGGCAAGACCGAGCAACAGTCTGCGGAAATCCGCGCTCACCTGAAAGCGATGGACGAAAAGGCCGTGGCCGATATTGCGGCGTACTTCCCCGACTGGGACGAAGTTTCCGCTGCCGCCGCTGAAGACGAAGACGCCCCGGAGTTCAAGTTTGAGGAGCATCCGCAATTGGTCGGGATGCTATCCGGCAGTGAGTTTCGTGCCCATGTTCTGTATCACTGGGCCAAGAATCCTGATGCTCTTCAGTTCATGCTTGACCTGACAGCCAAGCCATCGGAGCAGATCAGGGCTTTCCACCGTCTTGAAGGACGGCTGGAAAAGGAGTATAGTGGGAAACAGGCCGCGCAAGCCTCTGAAGCGGAAACGCCAAAGAAAGACCGCAAGCACCTCGCAGACGCCGAAAGGCCGGGCGAAACCGCAGCGGATCGAGATGTCCGCAAACCGAGACCGTCTACGGATGTAGCGGCTAGGGGTGGTTCGGCCCCGCCAGATGAACCCGCAATCGGGTCGGCTGCGTGGATGGCAAAACGCAATCAGGCGGCTTACGCTCGATAGCGACACCCTAAACCGTAAAACCCGGCAGAACCTCGGCACCTTACACAGGAGCGCGGTATATGCCAATCAATTCGGTTCCAGTACGGCAAGAAGTCACTGCTGAAGTCTTGCGCGTGCTGATGAACAACTGTTTCGCGTTACGGATGATCCGTCGCGAACACCAGAAGTACTTCGAGCAGAGTACTCCAATCGGGACAACTCTGCAAATCAAACGTCCGTGGCGTCCCCAGGGTCGTCAGGGACAGGCTTTCCAGCCGGAACCCATCGTCCAGACCACCGTCCCGCTGTCCATTTCGTACTGGCGCGGCGGCGATTTCGTCTACAACGATACCGACGAAGCCCTGTTCCTCGACATGGGCAACTTCCACCGCAACTATTCGATGCCGATGGGCGTCATGATCGCTAACCAGATCGACTCTGATCTGCTGGCTTTCATGCAGGTCACGGCCCCGAACTTTGTGGGGACTCCCGGCACTCTTCCGACCACAACGGCGGTTTACAACTCGGCGCAGACCAGCCTTAATAAGCTGCTTGCACCGCAGAACGATCGCGCTGTGATTTACACGTCGGAATACAACCAGAACCTCGTCGGCGCAGGTCAAACGCTGTTCAACCCGGCGCGCGACATCAGCGACCAGTACCTCGAAGGGTATGTTGGCAAGTACGCCGGTTTCAAGTTCGGCATTGACGAACAGATTCCTGGCTTCACCGTCGGCACCTACGCTGGTACGGGCCGCGTCAATGGCGCGAGTCAATCGGGAACCAGCCTCATCACCGATGGATGGACCGCTTCGAGCCTCAGCCTGAACCCCGGCGACCGGTTCACCATCGCTGGCTGCTACAAAGTGAATCCGAGCGGTACTCACGTTGCGTACTCCGGTACTGCCAACCTGATGCAGTTCGTGGTCACTGCGGCGGTCACCGATTCGAGCGGCGATGCAACGATCCAGATTTACCCGCCGATCATTCCTTCGGGGCAATTCCAGAACTGCACGGCTCCAGCCGATAACGCTGTAATCACCATTGCTGGCGCTTCGGGGTCTTCGTGCAACACGGCTTTCTACCTTCAGCAGGATGCGTACACCGCCGCCTTCCTGAAGCTGCACAAGCCGTCTAACGTGGAATGCACCGTCATGGGCGGCGAAGAGTCGGGCACGCCCGGCATCTACCTCCGCAATATTCGTCAGTGGCAGTCGAGCGGCCCTTACCAGGGCTACGAGACCGACCGCACGGATGTGATCTACGGGTTCGCCCCGCAGTACGCGGATTACATGGCGGGGGTTATCTACGGTTAATTCGTAGAGGAGAAACGACATGGCTTCCACAATCACTCAAACCACACTTTCCGGTTCCATCAACCAGAACGCCCTCGTTCTGACGGTGGCTTCCGCAACCAACATCACGGCACCCGTCGCGAACTTCCAACAGTCGATTTACGTCATCAACCCGGACCAGACCAAGGGCGAGTTGATGTACGTAACCGGCGTCAGCGGTACGCAGATTTCGGTGGCCCGTTCCAGCCTCTTCCGGCAAAGCTTTTACACCGGCGCGATTATCATCATCGCCCCGGCTCCGGTTGCAGGCTCCGCGTTCGGCGGCAACTTCAACGGCGGTTTCTTCGAGACCGATCCCGTTGGAGATCCGAGCGTGTCCGGCTCCTATCCGGGCGCTCCCGTCGTCACTCCGTGGGTTAACGTCACCAACGGTAACCAGTGGCTTCAGGGCATCAACGGCCAGTGGGTTCCCGGTTGGAACAATCCGAGCGGGATCAAGGGCGTAACGGCGGCGGTGGCTTCGGCTGCTGGCGCTATCACGCCTTCCGGCCCGCTATTCCACGTAACGGGCACCGCAGCGGTCACTGGGTTTACCATCCCGGTCGGCTTCTCTGGCGGTTCGTTCACCATCATTCCCGATGGCGTTTTCACCTGGACTACGGCAGGAAATATCGGCTTGGCCGGTACCGCTGTCGTTAGCCGGTCGTTGACGTTCACCTGGGACAGCAACGCTGGCAAGTTCTATCCTTCGTACGTCTAAGGGGAACGTGTCAGCAGTCATTACCAGCAGGGTGCCCGCGCCAAACTCGCGGGCACCCGTTGGGTTCAACATCGAAACAGGAGACGACATGGCAAACGTTCAGGTAATGGGTGGAGTTTCCACCGAAGGCGGATTGAAAGAAGCGCAGGCAGTCCAGCGGCGGCACAATGCGGAGGTTGCTGACGCGCTGCTGAACATCAGTGGCGTGGGCACTGCAACGGGAGAGCCCGCGCACAAAGACGACGCCCGTCCCGCTTACAAGCATCAGCAGTTCCCCAAGATGCTATACAAGCCGCTTCCCGGCATCGACGGCGAAAAAGTCGTTATGTCTGACGTGGAGATGGCTGTTGCGGTTCAGAACGGCTGGCGCGAGGAACCTTATCCCCGCGCACCGCAGGCAATTCACGATCCGGCGCAGGAGAAAAAAGAACTGCTCGATACCAACCAGCGGCTCCAATCGCAACTTATCCAGCAGGCCGAGCTTATGGAGAAGATGGCGGCACGGCTGGAAGCCATCGAAAAGAGCGGCAAGAAGAAAGGCGAGTAAATGCCGACAGGCCAAGCAGTCATCACCAACACGCTCACGAAGCTTGGGTTGGTTCCACAAGGTGGGACACCGAGCGCGTCAGACTCTACGTATTGCCTCAACGAGTTAAACAATATGTGGGCGGCGTGGGGGATTGACGAGGGCCTGATTTACGGCCAGCAAACCTTTCAGTCGGCGTTAACGGCGGGGCGCGCGGTGTACTCCATTGGGACAAATGGAACATTCAACACTTCGCGACCCGCCCGCATTTACAAGGCGTTCGCGCTTGGCGCCGCCGCATTTACGGCGACCACAACCAGCAGCAGCGCGGTGTTGACTTCTATCGCGGACACATCTTCACTGGCTGTCGGGCAGATGGTCATGGGCGCGGGCATCCCCGCCAACTCTTACATCTTGTCCATTGTCACGAACACCTCAGCGACCATCAGCAACACGGCCACGGCGTCGGCAACAATCACGGCTTACGTTACGACCGGGAACCGCAACGAGATCAAGATCGTAGAGGCCGGCCAGTATTACAGCCATAACGATCTTGGCGCAACGGCCAAAACGCCTGACGAACTGTACCCGGACTACCTGACGAGCGGGACCGATGGCACGATGAATCTGTACCTGTTCCCGGTGCCATCCACAGCCCCGATTGGGATCGAGTTGGATTTTGGGGCGATTTTCTCAACATGGGCATTGGGCACGAATTACCTGATTCCGCCAGGGTATCAGGACTGTATCGAATGGACGCTGGCGTTTCGCGTGCTACCCGGCTTCGGTGAGGCAATCAGTCAGGGCGTGGCTGAGGTAGTTGCCGCGCAGGCGACAAAGGCAGAGGCGAGATTGCGGGTGATGAACGCATTCAACCGACAGATACCACCGCAGGCCGTAGTCTCGCCCGGTAGCGCGCCCGCCGCGCAGCAGGGGGCCTAATGTCCCTCATCACGGCGCAGGATTACATCTACAACGCGCTGAGGAAATGCGGGCAACTGCGACCCGGCTACACCGAATCGGCGGAACTGTTGAGCGATGGACTTGACGAATTCAAGGCGATGTTTGACAGCTACAACGCGCGCCGCACGATGAACTACAGCATCCCCGATTACATCTACGAAATTGGGAGCAGCACCGGGCTGGATGGGATTTACGGCCCATCGATTCAGTTCACCATCGGACCATCGTTCACAATCTCGGCAACATTGACAAGCGGGCTTACGACGGCGCTGGTGGCCAATACCTTTGGCCTTATCATTGGCCAAACAATCACCGGGACCGGGATTCAGAGCGGAACCACGATTCAGGCCATTTCGGTCAATTCCAGCATTACCCTAAGTCTTGCGGCGACGGCGACAGGCGCACAGATCATTACGGTTCTTCCATCGTTCTCAGGGCCACGGCCAGAGGGCATTGTTCGCATGAATTTGTACATGACGAGCAC